GAGGCCAAGGAAGTTTTGAATATTCGTCTCTTCTTAGAAGAGTTGTCTCTTAGGGAAGCTTTACGAGCAAAGATCCCTAATGTCTTAGAACATGCCTTTGATAAGCAAATCGAATTTATAAATGATCCTTCTAAGCAGAAAGTCCTCTTCTGTACTAGACGTGCAGCAAAATCTTTTACTGCGGGTCTATATCTCATCAAGACTGCATTAGAAAACCCAGGCTGTAACTGTCTTTTTATAGGACTTACAAGAGATTCTGCAAAAGCTATCATATGGAAAGATATACTTAATGTTTTAAACACGCATTACAACCTTAATGCAAGCTTTAATCAAGTCTCTCTTACGATGACTCTTCCTAATCAGTCTGTCATTTATGTTACAGGGGCAGACACCTCTGAAGATGAGATGAATAAGCTTCTTGGTAGAAAATGGGCACTTGCTTGTATTGATGAAGCTTCTATGTATTCCATCAATCTAAGAAACATGGTTTACGGTGTCTTGGGTCCTGCTATGGCAGACTTGCGTGGTGTCACTTGCCTTATGGGTACTGCATCTAACTTTCCAAGAGGACTTTTCTACGACATCACAAGTGGAATTGAGCGAGGCTGGAAGACATTTGAGTACATGCAGACACCACAGTTTAAACAGTGGTATCTAAACAAATGGGTGATCGACGAAGAAAAGCTCGTCTATAGATTTGATATGCAAAAGAATCTTGCTCCTGTGCTTCCTCTATTGGTCCATCCTAATTGGACTTTTGTGTTGGGTGTGGATACTGGATGGGAAGACGACTCTGCCTTTGTTCTTACTGCTTATCATGTCAATGATCCACACCTCTATGTGCTCAATTCCTTCAAGAAAAGGAAGATGACCTTTGATGATGTCGCAAATAAGATACAAGAATTCCAAAGAGATCCTCTCTATGCACCGCATAAGATCATTATAGACGGAGCCAATAAGCAAGGCGTCGAGTCTATGCGTATGAGATCTGCTATTCCATTCGAATACGCAGATAAATTAGACAAGGCTACCTTCATTGAGCTTTGTAACAGTGATCTTATAGAAGGTAGGATCAAGATCATTGACAATCCTTACAATCGTCCTCTTTGGGAAGAGATGGCTTCTCTTGTCTGGGTTACAGACGGAGATAAAATCAAGTATCCTAAGAAGGAGCATCCTTCACTTGCCAATCATCTATGTGATGCTTTCCTGTACGCATGGCGGTGCGGTTATCACTACAACTCAACACCTCAAGCTCAAAAAGTAGTTCTCTATTCACCTGAATGGTATCGCAAACAAGCCGATGACATATGGGAAAGAGAAAGAGATCAACTTGAAAGAAAAGATGATTGGCCTGAAATGGGAAGTTTAGGAGAATTAGGTTAAAACACCCCATTTTGATCTTAATTGAATGCTTTTCATTCAAAAAGGATCAAAAATGACAATAAATAGCTTACAAGTGAATACGAGTACCGTTGTCGCAGGACTTGGGACTCAAACTTTCAATGTTGTGACCGCCGGACTCTATACTTGCGAGTTTAAATCTTTTATTCCTTATCTTGCAGCAGGTGGTCAACCTGTAACCACTCAACCTTCTGGTAATGTCACAGACGTTACCGTCGCAGCCGATACTGCAGGAAGTAGAAACAATACTTACTGGGTCTTTTATGTATCCGGCAATCTTAGAGGCTATTACGTCTGGTATAACATCAATGCAGCAGGTACAGACCCCGCAGTAGCAGGTCTTACAGGCATTGAGGTAGCAGGTGCCACAGGTGCAACCGCTACAACACTTGGTGGTGCAACACGCACAGCTATTGCAGCGTCTTCTGCTGCTTCTTATGTCACGGTAAGTGGTGGAACCTCCCATGTCATCTTAACTCAACTCAATCCAGGAACATTGACAGCAGCTGCTAACGGGGCAGGTGGATCTTCTGCAGGAGCTTCATTCTCTGTTACAAGTGCAGGCTCATATGGAGATCCTGCTGTTTCCGGTCTTGATGTTGTCATCTCTCTTAACTCCACAGTCCTCGCTCGTTATGGATTTCCATCTCCTACTCAACCCATTATGGGTGGCTCTGTACGCATACAGGCATCTGCAGCAGATGTCATCACTGTAGTCTTTAGCTCACTCTCTACTGCAGATGCAGGGCTCAACGCAGTTAAGTCAATCGTTAACCTGTATTTCGGAGAATAGTTATGGACATGGCAATAGCTTATAACATGAAAAAACAAGGTCGAAAAATGGCTGAAGGTGGTTCACTCCCTTGTGCTGCTCATGGCATGGATGCTTGCAAAATGTGTCATGGAAGCAAGATGGCCGACGGTGGCTTTGTGGAAAAGGAACAAGAATCTGGCTATGGATCAATGCCAGAAGAATCAGAAAAGCGCAATGAGCATGCAATGAGTCAAGATGACCGCATGCTTAATCAACACGGTCAAGATGAGATAGGTCCTCGTGGCATGGATGAGGATAATGAATCTCAACCTGATCGCATCATTGATCATCCTGTGGAGAATCAAGACTTCCCAGAAGAAGAGGAAGATATGATCTCTCGCATAATGAATAGACAAGAACAGCACTATTCCGAAGGTGGTCAAGTAGCCAATTACACGGGTCGAGAAGGTGACAAAGCGTCTGCTCAATATGATGATCTCGTTAAAGATGATGATCTTGAGTTTCATTACACGGGTGAGAACTCGGGAGATGAGCTAGGAAACGATGCACTTGAAGAAGAGATGCACGATATCATCTCACGCATTATGGCATCTCGGGCTAAGCGGGATAGAAATCCGGTGCCTGCCTAATGCTTACAGATCTTAAAGAAATAGAAAAGTTTCTTAAGCTTTGCAGAAAGCAGGGTGTTGATTCTGTAATCTTTGAAGGTCTTACTGTCAAGTTTGGGGACATGCCTTTAAAGCAAAGTAGTCAATCAGAAACCGAGAATGATATAGCAGAAGAAATAACAGATGATCAACTCATGTTTTATGCAGTCCAAAACACAGGACCCGTATGAAAATAACTCCTGCGAAAAAAGGTCCAGAGACCATAAAGATGCGAACTCGCATGAATCAAGATGGTACTCATGGAGATCTAACATTAGCGGAATGGTGGAAGGCAGAAGATGAAACTTCGCTTGCCAATCAACTCTGTAGCACAGCTTCCTACCTTAAGAAGAATCAAACTTATCGTCTTAGACAATTGGCAGTTTCCATCAGGCTTTACTGCGGGTTGTCGGTCTATTCCTATGCAGGTTCCAATGTATCCAAAATGGACCGCACAAAAACGCTGCCTGACGATAGACCAACATTCAATCTCATACAATCATGTGTTGACACGCTGATTTCAAGATTGACGCAGAATGAACCTGAACCCAAATTTCTAACAGACGGTGCAGATTACAGGAAAAGAATTCTAGCTCAAGAATTAAATAAATTTATACTTGGCGAACTTTATCAAACACATGCTTATGAGAAAGTTAAAAAGATTCTTCGAGATGGTCTCACCATGGGGTGTGGCGCACTTAAAGTCTATGCAGGATCTGATAATAAAGTTTGCATAGACCGTGTCATGGTTACAGATCTCTATGTGGATGATAACGATTCTTTAAACGGAGATCCTCAGCAGCTTATACAGCTTAAGCTTGTCGATAGAGACAAACTTATCGCAAACAATAACAAGGCTAAGAAGATCATTGCTGCTACTCCCAAGTCTTATCCTGATAATTCACCCGATTCAGGTCAGACCACAGCAGATCAAGTCTTAGTTGTAGAAGGGTGGAAACTTCCAAGCGGAGATGATCCCGAAGCTCCTGGATATATACCTGGACGCCATACTATTGCAACCATTAACGGTGTGATTTTTGATGAAGAATGGAACAAACCTAAGTTTCCTTTCGTCTTCTTTAATTACTCAGATCCTTATCTTGGATTCTGGGGACAAGGCATTGCAACTCGCCTATTTGGTACGCAGCTTAGTATCAATCGCATCATGTATACGATCACTAGAGCTATCTCTTTAGTCGGTGTACCAAGAGTCTTTATAGAGCAAGGCTCTAAAGTTGTTAAAGCTCATAACAATAATGAGATAGGTGTTCTAATCACCTACTCAGGAGTTAAGCCAAGCTATGAAATTGCTCCTTGCAATGCGCCTGAACTCTATGAAGAAAGAGACCGTCTTATCGAGTACGGCTTTAGGCAAGAAGGCATTTCAAACATGCAAGCCACAGGTCAAAAGCCACAAGGCTTAGACAGTGGCGAAGCTATTCGATCTGCAGATGACATCAACTCCGATAGATTCTCTGAAACTTCTAAGAAGTTTGAGCGCATCTACATAGATATTTCTTATCTTATTACCGATGTTGCAATGGACATTGCAAAAGAGACGGGCTCTTATCAAACTGTCTATCCTAATAAAGATGGGACAAGAGAGATTGATCTTCCTAAGATGAGCTTTCTTAAAGATCCTTTTATTATTCAATGCTTTACAGAATCTTCTCTTCCAAGAACACCTGCAGGTCGCATAGC